TTACATCATGCCTAACATTATTCTTACCTTTTATGAGCTAGAATGAAGAAAACATTTAAGTTAATGTCATTTCATGTTTTCTATACTGAACTAGTATGAACTAGCATTACATGACATTACCGAATTTTGTGAGTAAGATTGTGAGTAAGGTCTCTCAAAAATAGCGTTACTCACACTTCATGTTAAACGATCTTAAAATCAAACGTTTAAAACCAACTGAAAAAGTCTTTCGAGTTGCAGATCATTCAGGACTTTGTTTAGAAGTCCGCCCATCTGGTGGTAAGTTTTGGCGCTTTCGCTACCGCTATCTTACTAAAGCGAATATGCTGACTATTGGTCAATATCCAGAAGTTAGTTTAGCAGAAGCTCGTTTGAAAACTCTAGAATTTAGAAAACAATTAACTAACGGTGTAGATCCTTCAAGTTATCAACAAGAAGAACTATTAAAAGCCATTCAAGCAAATGCAGGAACATTTAGTTTAGTTGCAGCTGAGTTTCTTGAAACGAAAACAGGCCAACAATCTGAAGAATGGTTTACTCGCCGAAAAAGCTATTACAAAAAAGACATCTTCCCTATTATTGGAAATAAGCCAATTCATGAAGTTGATTCAATCGATATTAAAAATGTGCTTGATAGTACGATGGCTAGAATAAGAAAGTCCGGCAAAGGCACTGGTGAAGCTAGGGGAATTTTTGTAAGGCAAATCATTGGTGAGGTTATGACTTATGCCATTATCACAAAACGAATAACTATTGATCCTACATATGCTTTAAGAGGATATATCAAACTTCCAGAAGTTACCCATGCTAGGCCATTAACTGAAACTGAGAAAAAGGAATTGTTCCCCAAACTAAATGCATATGGTGGTTCAAAAAGTACCAGTAATGCTATTAAAGCGGCAACTTATTCTTGGCTCAGATCTATCGAAATCAGACGAGGAAGAAAGGAATTTATTAACTTTGAAGATGAGACTTGGACCATTCCTGCTGTTACAAGAGCTGAAATTCTTGCAGGCAAACGCAATATGAAAAAGAACAGGATGCACATTGTTCCCTTATCAAAACAGCTTATTGAAATAATAAAAGAACAATTTGAGCTATACCCAAATAGTGAATATATCTTTCCGGGTGAAGATGGCGAGATGATAGGGAAAACTACTTTAAATACAGCATTAGATAATCTGGATATTGATTTTACTATGCATAGCTTAAGAGCCACCGCCTCAACCATTGCTAATGAAAATGGATTTAATCAAGATTGGGTAGAGTTGCAACTTGCACACGTGTCAGATAACAAAACACGTGCTTCATATAACCATGCCCAATGGCTAAACGATCGTAGAAACATGATGCAGTGGTGGGCAGATCATGTAGATAGTTGGGCGGTTTAACTGCCTTGTTTCTTCTGGAACTTCCACCAGACTTTTTTATAATAAACTTCGTCACGCAAGAAGTTAATTTTCAATTCATTGCCGTTAAGGTCATAAATTTTTGTGACCTCTCCGTTTTTATCTAGATCTGCTAATAGATCTGCAACACGAGAATCCGCATGGTTGTAAATCTTAATTAATTCGCTAGTCACATCACTGTCTCAAAAAATACAAGTTATCCTATATTCTAATATTATTTTTAAGTGGGCATAGCATGATAGATCAAAAAGAAGAAATGGCGCCTTTATTTGCCTTAGCATATATGAGTCTTATTGATGAAGACCGATTAAATAGATGGGTCAAGGCTTCTTTTGCACTAGGAAAAGTAGAGCCTTTTTTTATCTCCACATTCCAAAGCTTAGGGAGGTTGGACTCACGCTTAGTGTTTTTAGATAAAATTATTATAAAAAACCTTATGAAAGGTGATAAGGGTGATTTAGATTTTAATGCATATACTAATGAACATTTGTCGCAAGCAACTCTTTGGTTATTTGGAGCCTATGAAATAGTTAGGGTTCTAAATGATAGAGATTTTAAAAAAAAGCCAGAAATGGCTATTTATGAGAAATATCAGCCTGAAATTAATTCTTTAAAATTAAAGCTTGCACGAATAAGAATGCCTTTAGCAAAGTTTGCACCAGCAGATAAACATAAGGGAGATGCACATGTACCCACGCCAAGTTTTAATACAACTCATGGGGTAGCTTGGCAAATTACTGAAACTGAGTGGATTATAAGAAAAGAACTTTCAGATGAAATGCTTGAGTTGCTAGAAAAGATCTTTAAAGAGACTAGAACTGAATAGGTTTTTTTGTAATAAATTGCCAATCAAAAAATCTTGTTGGTTTTATCATGATTAATATTTTTCAATAACTTGTATTAAAATTGATGAGTTGGCCAAATACTGCAGAATGATTGGCCAACTTCTGCCGGTTGGTACAAAATGTCAATTAACAACACACTGTACGCAAATGCTGACTCTAATATTATTTTTGATCGTATGGGCTGTGCAGCCAGATAACAGAATACACAGCACAGTAATAAGCAAAGCAAATCTAGTTCGCTTGCAATGGTAGACTTTCATGTTAGCCGATCCGGTTAGCAATCCATCCATAAAAGAATTGCTCTTGTGTGGGGTTGCGCTCACATATTTCGATATAACGCTGGCCCTGCATAATATTAAGTACTCGCACAAGCACTTTCTCGCCGTCTTTCCCACGTTTGGCCAAATAGGTTTTTAGAGAATTTAGGGTAGCTGGGCCATAAACTCCATCTACCGTAAGATCTGGCCAACCGCCTTTGCCTTGATTATTAAGCAAATTCAAAGCACGTTGTAAAAGTGGTTTTGCAAAGCTGGTACCACAATTCACTCCAGTATCTAGAAGCTCTTCAGCTACTGCAGAAGAAATAGCATTTACCTGGTCAAATCGTGGAGCTGTCCAGTACTGCTTCTTGTAAATCGCTTTAGCCACATCAAGCGGCAAATCTTTCATATTGCCGTTAAAGCCATTTTCCCGAGCTACAGCTTGAGTAATTCCGTATTTGGTTGCACCGCCCCGATCTGCAGGATTATTTACGTAACCACCTTCGCGCTTAATTAATTCTTCAAGATATTGTTCAATGTTCATTTCGGTTTCCTTCAGATGCAAAAAAACCGCCCGAAGGCGGCATTAACTGTTTGAAATATCGTTTTTGGCTTTCTTAACTTCTTTAAGTACCTCAATAATGGTCTTACCTTCCTGTTTGTTAATGAAGTTAAAGATCCAGCGGACTAAAGCCCAACCGGGTAAACCACAAACAAAGAAGAATCCACCAAGTGCAATCATCCCCCATATATCAGTAACCCATTCATGAAGCCCCCACTTCACGATAATGAATGAACCGCCAGCAAGGCTTGATACAACCGTACAGATCAAACCTACAGCCCACTCTTGTGGTGAGCGAGGCATACGTGTCATTAATACAACTGCTACAACCAAGCTGGCCGCCAAAGCCACCACAATTGCAAAACCATAAAATTTTAATAGTGCTGTAAAGCCACTAGTGGAAACTGGTTCCATTTATTTCTCCAGAAAATTTAGGCAATAAAAAAGCCATAACTTATTAAAAGCTAGGGCTTGTGGTGGTTTGTTGTGTTATGAAACGCTTAAATTACCCGTTGCTTCAATAAAGAATGATGCAAAGAAAGACTGATTACCTGAACTGCCAATCGGTGTTACAGATAAAATATTATTCGCAAGTGAAAACGAGAATGAGGGCTGTCCGCTCGTATTCCCTTCAGTGTCCCCAGCTTTTGATATTACTGTAACTATTTGCCCGCTCGGGCCTTTGTTTACAATAAGATTGTAAGTAGCTGATGATCCAGAAGCATCTAGACTATTACCAAAAACCGCAAACACATTGATAAACCCACCGTAACTGTACGAGTTATTTTTATCTTTATTTGCTAATGTGCAAATACTCTTTGCTTGCCCTGACGAAATTGTCTGTTGCAATTTAGAGATTCTTTTAACGCTCGTGTCTACATAGTTTCTTGACAAATAATGATTGTAACCAGAGGGATAAGTCTCAGTATGAATGTTTCCGATGCTTCCACCCGAAATCAAAGTGAAATGATTGCCAAATGAGCTCGATAACAAAGTAATATCATTCAAAACGCCCGTGCTGCTTTCCCACAGAGCACACCCAAGCTGGCCATAACACCCCTCAAATTTATATTTTGGATAATTGGCCATCGTGTTTTTTGCAATTGCTGTAAGTGCTGGCTGATTGAAATGTACGCTCTGAAAAGTAATCAAAGGTACGAAACCAGTTGCAGAATTGCCATTCGTTTTTATGAAATAAGGTGTCGCCTCATTTGACTCGATATACCCGCCGACAAACATAATTGGGCTGGCCGCAGTGCAATTAATAATCGCTTTTGTACAGTCATTTTGTTCAAAATCACAAGCAAAAAAATGCCATTGTGCGCCGTAAGAATCCCATTCAATCATGTAGTCGTCATTACCACGTCTAAAAATACAGTTATAAAATGTATTGGCATTTGGTTCTCTTGTACCAACGACGCCTTGACATCTTACAGCTTTGAAACCAATAGTATTAATAGCAGATTGATATGTTCCGAAATCACATTTTTGAAAGTCACATAGAATAATATTTGCATCTATTCCATATCTCAAAGATCGATCAAACACACAATGATCAAACGTACATTGTGATAAGTAGCCGTTACTTGTACTTCTAAATGCTGCCGCCGTTCCACCATTAGCAGCTTTAAACATTAGATTTGTAAATCTTGAAGACTCTGAACCAAAGCCCGCTTTAACTGTAAAAATCGGTATATCAGCTAATGCTGTAATACTTCTTGAATACTGAACAGCAGCCCCATTACCCTCAATATTCAATGTTGCATTCATTTCTGTAGTTTTTGAAACATTTAAATCAAAATCAATAACAAGCTTTCTTTTCAAAGAAGTAGCAAATGAAACTCCTATTTCTAATGATGCTGAATGATCTGTATCTGTAAATTTTGCACCGCAGGCGGATACAGTCAATTCAGTATTAAAGAATTGCTTAACCCAGCCATTTATAATTGTTACACCATTGTTTACAGTTGATTGAGATTTATCGTATTTAAAATGATCTCCACCTTGAAATTGATTTTCATGATACCCCGTCATCAAAACAACTTGACCATCTATTCGCGGCTTTAATACTTCAAGTGCACTTTTAGATTTAACAACTTGAATATTTAAATCGTTAATAATTTTCTGAGTTTCAGCACCATCTACTACCAAATCTGTAGTCCAACCAGCAGAGCCCGCCCCAGCTGCTAAAGCTAGATTAATTGCTTCCTGCAAATCATTAATAGTCGCATTACCTGAAGTAATAATATTTAGAATTGCAGCCTGAGATTCAACATCAAATTCGTTTAAAGCTGAATTGACGCTCCCTAAAGCTGTATTAACATCAGATTGCATAAAAGTTAATTCTTCAATGATTTCGTCGATTTTTGTTAAATCGACTTTTCCATCTAGCAGACTCAATACTTTTCGAAGAATTGCCAAGATATCCGAAGCATTATTGATATTTGCTAATACAGCATTCCAGTTTGTAGCCATATTCCACCCAAAAATTAGACATAAAAAAACCGCCTTTGGGCGGTAATATTTAAAGAATTTATTTAGCTAACACGCATAATAAACATTGTTGCAAAGTTTCGTGGTCTGGTTTCGTTTGAGCCAACTGAAGAAGTTTTAACCTTGCTTCTCTCACGCCCGCCACCATTTGGGTCATAGTTACCTATACTTTCGGAATCACTACCAGTGTTGTCATTCCAGCTCCAGTAAGTATGATCATGTTCCTTGATACTATCTTCTTGCATACTTCCAATAGTACGACTTGCATCAACACCTCGCCCATTATCCCAACCACGCGGAAATTCACCTCGTGTATCTGGCAGTGTCCACGTTGCGGCTGTAATACCGTATCTTGCAAATAGCTTAGGAAAATCTGCCTTATTTAATGTCTGTCCAGCTATTTCCAAGTGATTAGCTGGAGGCAATTCTCCAAACCACATTGAAACTTTTCCTATTTCTGCGTCTGAGTGATTTTGAATTGCATCAATAATTTCATTAATCTTTTTGGCTATTGAATTAAATAGCCAGTTAAACCACTGCCGTGCTGGTTTCTGATTTGATGGAAAGCCACTTAATAAAGTTAGTCCATCGGTATTTTTTGGCCCATTCAGGCTAAATTCTTCTAACTTATCCATCTACTTCATCCGAAAAAATTAACTCGACTCCGCTTGGTAAAGGAAATAACAAGCGGACTAGTTCTTTATCAATAGGTTGAAACTCAGTAAGAAATTCAAAAGTAACGGTCATATCCCTGTTGTCTTTTAGTTTAAAGGGCACATCAGTTAATAACTTGCAAATTTCGAAAGCCTCATCAAGTGTGCAATCACTGTTGTTTAGCAAGATTTTTGCTTTCACCACCGAGGGTAACTTTGTAGTAGGGATATTTTGTCCACGATAACTACTAACACCTGATTCACGCCAAAACCCGCCAATATCCGGGTTATCCGTTTCACCAAAGGTTAATGCTTCAGGCTGGCCATCAAATCCGAAGAAAGGGAGAGGTACAATATTGGGAACCACCAGCGGCGCCCCCACCCATTCAGCGATAATTCTTATTTGATCGCCTGTGGCTGAATCTAAATCGAACTTCTCATTTATGCTTTGCAGCACGCTCATACAGTCAAGAATAGGTTCTATTGATTCTTTGACCGTCTGTCTAAATTTCGGCTTAGATCGGTGCTCATTAATGATCAGATTTAAATAATTAACTGTTTGCATTAACTACCCCCAGCAACACTAATCTCGATATTGTCTGAGTCACAATAAGCAACGGCGTTAAAAGCTAATGTGTAATCCCCTTCAACCGGCACCCCGTCTACAGTTAACTGTAGGCTCTCAATTTCATATGACCGCGCATCTAATGCACCATACAAGCCAGCTGGTACATACAGCTTATTAATTGCGATACGGTCACCAATATCGAGCTGGTTAATATAATCAGCTGACGCGCTTTTGATTTGCTCCCCAATGTCTACGGTGTAATCCGAATTAGTTGTTAATTCAAAACGGATACCAATGGACTTCTGAATAGGACGCCAATACTCGATTGAGACAGGATCACCGTACACTGTTGGACGGATCACGGTTGTATTTCCGTATAGATCACATCCGGGTGCTTTCTTTACACGAATTGTCTCGGCAATCAGTTGATCATCTCCACCAGCAACAACAACGGCCAAAGAATTGGGAGGAAGCCCCAAAGGATCTACGAATGATTTTTTATTTTCATAAACCTTACAACGGCTCACCCCATCAAGGCTAAACAACGCACCTAATATACCTTCAGTATAAGAACGTGATGGAATAGCAGTCGATAGTGCCTGTCGTTGTCGTAATTTGACATTACTTTCAACTGGCGCACCTAATGTGGAAGCCTGAGGATTATTAACTGATTGCCAACCACGTGTAGGTGTTGAAATTGTCGTAACTGAATTTGGTAAAGCCAAAATTGCTCCAGGCTTCTCAGCTATTGCCGTAGTAACTATTTCACCTTCTGCAGGAATAACAACTTGTGCCGGCAACAACCACCGGTTGTTATTTTTGTCACTCACAATACCGTTATTAATGATTGTGCCGGCAACGCCCACCAAAACCACTGATACAGTTGATTTGGTGGCCACTGCACGGCGAATGCCATTGATTTTGACATTGCGTGAAAGCGCATCAGTATCGGCAGTACTTGGCGACATAGAGTTGTAAACGTCAGAAACAACCGCATTACAGTCAGCAATTACACGAGCAATTACACCAATCCATTGTCCATCCTGACTATCATTTTCTAAGTAAACATCTTGGCCATAAATTTCCCGATATTTTTCTTTAAGGTGCTCAACAATTTCACTGTATGTTGAAACTGTTACGCCATATTGGTTAATTACCGGGGCTATGCTAGTTAGTGCCATATTTAAATATCCCCTTGCAGATCGGCAGGACCATAGATCGTGGTTATGGATGATTGAATGGATAACGTGCGTGTTTCTCCATTAAATTGACTATTGAATGAATCAATCCGGAGTACACCTTGAGTCCCTAAAATTCGCTGGCGAATCATCAGCTCAAAAAGATGATCTGTGTATTTACCCAACACGTCTGTTGTCCACCCCGTACCATCTGAGGTATCAGCAAACCATTCACCCACCCAAAACTTAAGACGCGTCATAACCGCCTGCGCTACACCCTCCGGTGTATTAATATGGAAATTATTTTGACCTTGGCCGAAACTATAATCCCCATTTTCATCTAACTTTCTATAGCGCATAAAAAAAGCCGCCTTTCAGCGACCCCTCATTCATTTATGGTTTCGGTGGACCAGATTCACCGTTACCCGGCTGTACTTTCGTATGGCCGTGGCCAGAACCAACATCCACATCGTTATTTTTTAATGCCCCTAAGACGCCTAATCCATCCTTCATTTCAACAGGGCAATTAAAAATAGCTTTGGTGCCTAAAAACTCCAACTCACCAGCAGCATTAATCCGGATCTTGGCATTACCTGCATCATTTCTTAATTCAACCGCATCAGTGGCCACACTCTTTAAACGTTTAGGCTGTGATTGCGGCGCAAAGGTAGCGAAGCCATCAGATAGATCATGCTTGCGGTTTTCAAACGGTGGTTGGATCTCACCACTCTGCCACCACAAATCAATGCATCGAGATGAAAAATGCACTAAACACTCATCCCCCTGCTTAACTGGAAATGTTAAAGCAAAGCCTCCAGACTTAGGCCAGCATACTGGAACATCAGGTAATGGTTTAATTGTTACCATCTCAATAGATCCATCTTCTTGCATTACAGGAATTTGAATGGCTGGTGTAACAGTCACTGTTTGCTTATCTGGATCATAAGAATCAACAATACAAGGTAAATTGGTCCAGACTACGGCCAAGGCTGATTTAATCGCATCATTAATGATGTTGAGTAAATGAGGCGATCTTTCGTTATTACTTAAAGCCATATCAATCCACCGCCAAAATAGTGATTCCAGATTTAGGAACTACAGCACCCTGACCAACTGCAACAAGACTGGAGTACCAATCATCCCCGCGTGTGTCGCCGTAATGCTCAACCGCTTTAATGATGTAAATACCATTAATGCCACCAGCTGTTTTAAGATCTTTCTGCGGCTGGTCAACCCCCTGACTTTGATAATCAATATCAAAAGCCTGCGTTTGGATGCTTGTAGTATCAACATGAATTCGCCCTCCACGCCGTAACTGAGGATTGAGCAAGCAATTCACCATTAGCCCTTCTGTAGTGAGCTGAGGCATTCCAATCATTCCTGAATTGGCATCCATTTCAAAAACTGAATCTAGTAAAAAGCTACTGATACCCACCATGTATAAGTATTCATCATCAATGAAATACTCTGTGTTGGTATCTTTGCAAAACTGTCTGATCTGGTCGTCTAATGACCCGAACATTACTTTTCCGCGAACATATTTCTGATCACTAAGCTGTGGCAGTTCACCAGTTTCCACCCCATTTGCTTGATACTCTTTTGCGAGCTCATTCTTGACCTGATCGACTGAGGTACCAGCTGCAATGGTTTTATTAACAAGCGCATAGTTTTTAGCTTTATCACCTGACTGAGCCAGAATGCATAAAAAGGTATCAGTTGGGCTTTCACGTCCACGGCGATATTGGAATGTTGAACCTTTAAAAATTGTGGCTAACTCATCACCATAACCAGCCTCGAAAGTGACCATCGCTCCCACGTTGGAATTATCCTCGCCAGCAAGCCGGTTCATGGTATCGACTGATAAGTTATAGATATAAAACTCCGCTGCTTTGGGTGTTTCAGCTGTAGGTTGATTAATACGAAATACAATCCGCATTTCTGATAAATCTAATGCCTCTGGCTCCCCATATTTAAGCTGGACGGTTAGCCGGCAATTTCGCTTCCATTGTTCAGTCATTTAAGGATCCTGCCAAAATAATTTTATGTTGGTACCTAAATCACTAAATGATTGGCTCTCATCTTCATTGAGGTTTTGAACGTACATTGAGCCGCTAATTACATGGCTAAAAGGGCTCAAAATATCGATACCTGAGACTAAAGGAATACCTAAGGCAACAGGCTCTGAATTAGTTTGAAAAATATCTAGGTACCATCGTTTTCTATAAACAAGTTTGAGCTGGTAATTCACCTTGTTCAATTTGATAAAAAACTTTTGGTTGCGATCGAGTAAAGGGATTTCATATAAAGCCATATTAAAGTCCCCATTCGTATGCGCCGCCAGCTTGACCCAGGCCAGTTACTGAACTAATAAATGATTTATCAACCTGTTTAGGTTGCTTAGTGCCAGTATCTACCACATCTGAGGTAACTTCTGGATTCTTCTGATCAGCAATTGAAACGAGTGTTTCTTTAGTCGAAACAATGAAGACTTTCTTAAATACAATATCGATCATTAGTGCATTTTCGGACGTTTCATCAGTGACATTTTTCAAAGACTTAATAAGCATATCTGTATAAAGGCGTTTGCCCGTAGAGATAACAAGCCGCTGACCTTGTAAAGCCTGTAGTCCTTGGTAAATCCCCAATAGAGACAAATCAGAACCGATAAACGTATTACCTATAAGTCCATTCATTTTGCCAGCACTTTCAGACCAGCCAATTTTCATTGTTACTTCTGGGGGTGCTTTATAGCAGTGGTCAGATATCGGCGAACCTTTTTCTACTGGATGTTCGGTAACAATGAGCTCATCAGAATGGTTTTCTTCAATCACCACATCAGCAAACAAACCCATTATCGAACGATGGCCACCAAGCAAGAGTGAACCAACCGTTTCAGTAATAGCCATGCTTTTCTCCAGGCATTAAAAAACCCACCGATTGGTGGGATTAAATATTTTCAAAAAATGTTGCTTCTCAATGCTTGAACTAAACCTATATAATTTTTGATTAAAGATAAATCACATTAAAATAAAGGTTAATTCTTGTGAGCACTTCATCAAGACCAATTTGTCCCTACTGTAATAGTAAGCAGACACGATTTGCTTCAAGCAAATCAAATATACTTAAATCACAATACACTTGTAAAAATTGTGGCCAAAGCTTTTCAGTTAAAAATGAACTGTATGAATCAAAAGGCGGTTGCTTTAAGTTCTTTTTCAAACTGATATTTTGGGTAGTAATTGTAGCTATTGGCTTTGCCATTTACTTGGCAAAATTTGATAACACCCCTAATAAATCGCAATCTTCTACACAATTAACTGAAAAGAAAAATTCAGATAGTAGTGATAAGGAGGAATTTTCACCAGAAGCTGAAAAAGCTGCTCACGAATACATCCCCACTGAAGAAGATTATAAAAAACATGAAAGTATTGCTGATAGTAAAGATCAAAGTGATACTTTAAATATCTCTACAACTATTCGGAATAAAGATTAATGAAGAGAATCTTATTGTTGGCAACAGCATCATTATTAAGTTTCGGCACTTTTGCTAACTGCGAAATTTACTTTAATGACCCTACTGATGTAGCGAAATGTTATGAAGACGAATCCTTTGCGAAAGTCACCTCTAATCTTAAAAAGTTAAAAGAAATTTCCAAGGAACAGTTAACTTATAATCCTAATGTCATAAATGATTTAAATAAATCACAAAAAGCATGGTTGCTTTACCGTGACAGCTATTGCACAACTTATAGTTTCTATCACGGTGAAAGAAACGCACATGCGAACTGTATCGTCCAGTTAAATAATGATCGTGCAAAACAGCTAAAAACAGATATTGATGCCAATTAACCAATTAAACTTTTAGTGTTACGAGCCAAAAGAATCATCGTATTTTCTTGCTGTTTTTTTACAGCGTTCGCTGATTCTACTGGCTCTCTTGCACCATTGATTACCATATCAGTTTTATAGCTTTGATGTATTACTACTGATTTAGCAGACATATTTGAAGAATTATTAACTTGGGCTTTGTCTGGATTGCCATTTGGTGGACCAAAATTATTAATCTTAGTCTCACCATTATTAATGATCTTTTCGCCAACATTTGCTGAGTTGTAATGCTTCTTAAACCGTCCTTTTTGATATTGAACAAACTGTACAGGAGTTTGACCTTTAATTGGGGTATTTACTCTTATTGCTTCAAGAGTTTTAGCAGACACCTTATTAGAACCCTTTAAAGCAGGAATAATTCCCGGTCCAATATTATGGAGTAAATAAAGATTCTCCCCCGTAACTGCTAATCCATTTTTAGTAAGAATATCTGCATTCTGTTTAGCCAAAAGACCTGTTGCTAAAGTATTAATATGCTTGTCATAACGAGGATCGTTTTTAGTACGAAATCTCTTCCCGATCTTTGTCATACCAATTGCTTTACCCTCAGCGGTTTTTGCCAGATTATCCCAAGTAGACTGAATAAACTGACCGGTACCAATCGCTCCTGTAGGTGACATTTTCCCAGTCCAACCATCCTCCATTTTAACGAAGCCACGTAAAACCTTCTCATCAAGACCATATTTTGTAGCAGCTTCATGAATGTATCTATCAACATCTTTACCAAAGCTAAAACCATAACTCTTAGAAACACTTTTCTTAATAGTACTTACGGTTGTCTTAGCTACATTCGCAACTACTGCTGCACCCGTTTTAGCAGCTTGGGTAGCTGCTTCTGCTGTCTCTTTCGCGGTTCCTGCTGGATCATCAATTGCCTTGGTAACAAACTCTACAGTTTTATCCTTAAGGCTTTTAATTAATTCGGCCAACTGTTTAATACGGCTAATTGCTGTTTCAATTCCGTTTTCCCACTTAGACCAGTCAATAAGGCTTTCACCGCCATTTTTCCAAGTTTGATAATCATCCCACAAAGCAGCAATTGCAGCGGCCAAAGCCAAGACAATACCGATTGGAGAAGCCAAGAAGGCCAATCGTAAAGACTTGATTAAAAAGAGTAGACTTTTCAGCATTGGCAGCACAGAAGCTAATTTAGCGATTGTGCCAATAAAGCCACCAAAGATAATGGCAAGCAAGGCAAACTTTAAACCGGTGGCCAATATAGCTTTAAAACGCGGATCCAGTTCAGCGAACCATGCAATCGCACTACGTAAGAAATTATTGATTACCTTCAGCACTGGAATAAGTGCTTGTCCTGCGGTCATTACAACAACTTCTGTAATAGCTTTGGTCGTCATGGTGATGTCACGGAATTCAACCATGAAATCGGTACCAGACTTGGTAAGCTCATCAGTTAAGCCAACACTTTGACGTAACTTCTGGTACTTCTCCATGTTGTCGATGAACTTATCATCACGCATGGCCATAAGGGTATTTTCATCAATACCTAAAGAACTCGCATAAGCATTTGCCTGGTAGTAATCCATCCCTTTCATGGTTTTTGAAAGGTCTTTCATTACTTCCACACGGTCACGCAACTGTCCATTACCATCACGTGTAGCTACACCCATGCCTGTTAGCATGCCTTCATAACCGGGTGAGTTACGCATCTTCTGCGCCACATTCTCAAGTGACTGTAATGCATTTTGAGCATTACCACCCATTTGTGAGATTGCATCACCATAAGCACGAATATTTGAAGCAGATGCGCCAATACGTTGAGATGAGTAATACAGCTTATCGAGTTCACTTGCTGTCTTTGTTACTGCGACAACTGCACCAGTTGCTAGAAGCAATAAAGTCTTGTGCAGCAATGCCGCTTTTAGCTCTACCCCTTTAAGGGTATCGACCATTTTTCTAGCGCCTTCATTGTCCGTAGAGAAACCCAAGGACACTAAGAAATCACGAATAACTGTATCGCTCATGTTTATCTCAACCTTTCTTTTGATCGTTAAATCTTTCAAGTAAAAGCTGGTTATCTGCCTGCACATCTAATGCATCGTTCATCAATGCAATATCAGCTAGATCTACAGTTCCATCTTTTAAAGACTCAAAACGACAAAGACCACGAATCACCGGCCGTAAAAGCCAATCTTCGTGGTCTGGTAAATGCATAAATTTTATGTGGGTTGTTTCTTGCTCAATGCCTGAGTAAGCAACCCTTGAATAAAATTTCCCAAGTTAATACGAATCACTGCAATTGTTAGCGGGAGGATGTGCTCGATACCTAAGTTATCGAACATCAAAGCATCTTTAACTACTAATCGTGCACCATCGCGTGTAACGACAGATAAGCACTTTTTCATAACGTAGTTAGCATCTTCTTCGGGCATCTTCGCAAATGCATCAATAAAAGGCTGAATCGCCTCACCAAAACTATTTAGGTCAAAATCCTCTAAAGCGCTTAGATCAGGATTATCGGGATCATCCCCAAACTTATCTAAGAGATCCATTACATTGCTTTTCAGGATCTCAGTCATGAAGGGAACAATCGTAGGAACAATAGGTGCAATTTTTCGGGATACGTGAAATTGATCAAAAGCATCTAAGCGGCCAATTTCGTAATTATGATTACCAATTTGCATTAGTCATAAGCTCCTAACTTTTGATCGATCTTGATTGCATCAAAAGCCCACTCGTTAAAATCACCAACTGACTTATAGGCTAGATCAGCATGCTTCTTAAAAGCACATTTCGTGGCGGTCGCATTGTCACCAGATCCGGTATGGTTCAACGTGATTGTGTTCTTGCCCCACTTTTTCGTGCTTGAACGCTGGATGTGGTAAAGATTGGAAAGCTTGGCATTAACTGGCGATGTTTTTAATAATCGTACAGTCACAGTACCAGACTTATTAGCACTTAAGGAATGCATCCCTTCACCGTCAGCGCCAATAGTCATTTGGTTAGCATCAGCAGCCATTGCAATGGTAATACCTTCATCTGCAACGCCCGCACCGTAACCTAGGTCAATTACCCCATCATCACTGGCGAGCGTGCATTGAGTATCCATAAAAGAATATGTAGACATATTTTCTTGTCCTTATTAGCGGTTAACAGACACAAGCACATCAGAGAAATGTGTTGCACCAGCCAATTTGATTGCGATTTGGAATACTGGAGATTTACGCGCCTCACGTTCAGATTGAGCTTGATCATCTAAACTATTGGCAAAGACGTAATATCCTTTTGGAAGATAGTCACCAGTTTCTAAGGCCCCAAAAGAATCACCATTCCATTGACCGGGGCCAATAAGCCCGTTCGTTACTGCTTGCTCTAATGCTCGCTCAAGCACCGTACATTGACGATTTACGCCACTTTCTAGCTGTGGAACTTTGGTTGGTGTGGTGTAAAAAAGATTCCACAGTGCTGTTTCTAAATGGTTTTGCAACCAATCAAGACCATGACGCTCATCAATGAATGAGCCATCACACATAACGCCTTCTTGTAAAATGGCCGTGTCATTGTTGTATCCAGCAAAGACATTACAGTTTTTATCTTTAAGTGCTTTCGCTTGTGAGACTTGCAAGTCTTCAGCTTCTACACCCGGTAGCTGCTTAAACTTCAATGTAATGGTTGTATTTGTGCCATTAAAGTTGACGCTAAATGCTCGTCCAAATACCGAAGCGGCTGCATGTGGGGTATCACCAGAAAAGATTGTGAATACTCGGCCATTGTTGGCTTTGCTGAGCTTATAAGCCAGATCAGTTGTGCTGGTACCATCTAAAGCTAATGCGTTCGTAATTGTCTGGCCATAAATACGGGGTGGATTTGCAGCTAGAATGAAATCTCCTACTGCCTCAACATCTGCGTCAGAAATTGGCTCAGCGATATCTAATCCATACCATTTAAGGGATTTATCAGCTAAATGTGTAATTGCATCCATCAATGGCTCAGCAGCATAACCATTTACTGGTACCGAAGCATGACCAACGGTTAAACCCATCAATGAAGAAACGTCTGTACCGGTTGCATTGGCAATAGCATAGGAAATTGTCGAAGTGGTACCGGTGGTTAATGATGTAATTTCAAAACGGTTATAAACATCGTTCCAAGTTACTGAAGCGGTGCCGAGCTTTGTGGTTAATGCTGAAGCTACACCATTTAAATTAGTCACGGCTGATAGATTCAATGCAGTGACAATTTTTTCAACACCATCAATGGTGATTTTCATCGAACCATCAGAAATAGCTGTGAAGTTTGCAATATCTCGCTGATCCGACGATAAAACCGCACCTTTTAAAACGGCCGAACTTGCAGCCTTAACCCAACGGCCAATATATAAAACTCGAGGTTTAGGCACTTGCCCAAAGTACTTTTGTGCCGCTTTGTATTCTGGTGCATCAGTTCCAAAATCTAATGCTACTGGCGTTGGATCTGAATATTCACGTAAACGCTCAACTGGATCTACTACGCCATCGGTAGCCCCCAATACAAGCAAAGAGCCAAAGCTACGCGGCCCCGCTGCTAAAGCCGCCAAACTAATGGAGACATTAACAACATCAGAGGTGGACAATGTCATGGATTACTCCTCGGAAATTCTATAGGTCCAGCATCTACAAAAGATTTAACTGCAAACGTACGTAATGTTTGCCGCTTAAAGACAGCGGTTAGGTCATATCTATGTACATACTGATTATTGAGAAAGTCAGGCGCGGTGATGATTTCACCCACCTTGATAAATTTGATTTTTTGCGCTTTGAGTTGCGCGATATTTTGCGGAATGCCTAGACCATCTTTGAGGACGTTTGCGATCGTTTGGCCGTGGTCGCCATAGAACGATAAAAACAGCGTCAACTCTTCATGTCGAATTGAATCCATTGTTTCGTCTTTCTGGTCGAAGTATGGCCCATCGTCGGGAGTTATTGACTTTACGGCAAATGCACACCAATCCTCACCAACGGCGGGAAATGGTGGAGGCTCAGTTTGAAAACGTGGCCGAACCATATCACCTGGTAAAGATGTAATCCCGACAATGAAGGCTTGAAAGATGTCCTCTAGGTCTTGGTCATAAGCAGATCCGCCGCTAGGGGTGATATATCCCCCTGAAGCAGAGTCACCCATGATTTACCCCAGTGGTTTAAGCTCGCAAATAGCTTTTATAAAACCTTGGCCATAATGCAAGTTATCTAAGACTTGAGTCACAATGTAGGTTTTACCCTTCCAAGTAATCTCATCAGCTTTGTTATTTGCATCACCCTGAATCAAAGCAAATTGCGTGTGAATGTTGATCGCACCCTTGATCAAAGTACCATCGGCACGGCGGTCCATTTTGATACCGTTATTTGTAGTAACAACACCAGAAAAAGAAGTATTTGTAATCGTCTCTTGCGATCGTCCGTTGTTTCCCACGATGACCTCAGTACGCTTGCAAATAATGCCCGTCTCCATAAAGTCGGGATCTAGTAAAACGTCAGAAACATCAAGATTAGCCACGCTTTACCTCCTTTTCCTTTTTCATGATCACGTAAGTAACCGACTTTCTAAGCTCTCCAGTATCAATCAACGGCCGAACCAGGCCTGCTTCAGCTGGACCAGTTTCAAGCTGCTTCAGATACTGCTTAGCGCCTTTACGTCCACGCCGTGCTCGAGCACGGATTGTGGCCAAAGATAGAGGGGAAAATTCACCATTAACGAAATAGGCTCGAACTGAATTCATTGCAATCATCCCAGCTGACTCAAGCAACATCATCATTCTTTGGCTATTACCAGCTAAAGCGGCATCAACCGCTTTAACTAGCTTATCGCCTACCGGTTCTTGAACTTCTTCAACACCCGGCACCAGAAAAGGTCGCTCAGGAATGTTTTGAGAAGGTGAGCCACCTTCCATAAGATAGCCAATTTGCGCATTAGTTAAACCGTCACCATCAGTACGTGCTTCGCCGTGAGGTATACCAACTAGCACATCCATTTGGGATAATTCAGCCATTGCCTGGAAAATGTCAGCTAAGCCTTTACCACTTGATTTAACGCCACTGCTCATAGCTGGATGCCTCCAGCACCAGCCATCAGTATGAACTGATAAAACTGAACGCCCCACGTCGTTTGGTTCCAATGGCCAGCATCAGCGATTAGTACGCCCGAAACATCCATGGACTTTGAAACACCATCAACTGATTTAGATGTTTCATTCCCCACAATCTTTCCAGCATCACCACCAATGCTTGCAGCACCCATCGCACGCTTATAAAGCGTGAGATAGTGAGCAATAAACAGTGTTAAACCATAATCAAGCGTATCCCCCCAACGCTCCTCACGAAGTAACTTTTTCCCAAGGTTTAAATAGAAATTAAACTGAAATGACGGATATTGCGTTGTATCAGCAAATGCCGGCATTTCTTCACGAAAAGAGGATTCACTGATCATAGGTTAAGTTTCCTTTGGTGTGTCTTTTTCTTTGGCCGTTTCTTTGGCTGGGGTTACCTTGGCCAAGTCAGCTTTTAACTTAGCGACCTCAGCATCACGCTCTTTAATCACCTTTTGAGCTTGATCAAGGGCATCTTTTGATTCGGCCGCTTGAGTCTGAAGATCCTTAGCAGATTGGATTTTAAGATCACTAAGCTCTTTGTCTTTGGCTTTCATTTCTTCGTCATGCTTAAGGTTTTGCTTTCCAGCTTCATCGATCTGAATTTGCATTGCTGCAATCTCAATATCTTTTTGTTTAATGATCTCTTCAAGCTCACCAGCATAAGCTGAATGTGCTGGAACCTCTTGGGAATGAGCCGCTACAAACCAGTGCTCGGCAATATCCTTCTCTACTTCCTGAAGTCCAGCTTGCAATACAACTGTTTTAGCCTCCCCTTGGTCATCACGACCAAGGTTCACTGTTAGTTGTTTGCTTAAAAGAATTTGTACTAACTCAGACATAACAATTCCTTATAGACCGTCAGCGTAATAAGCAGTTTCAGGGTATACCCATTCAACAACACCTAAACGGCCGAAGTAGGTTGTGATTTGACGAATACCACGGTATTCAATTGGTGTGCGTTGTAGTGGAACAAGTGGGAAGCGCACACGATCTTCAGCTTGTGTATAGGTCAGCATACGGTCAGTACCACCAACACCACGTTTTACACACCACTTAGAAGGCTGAATATCTAATGGTCGGCCATTCACTGAGTTACTTAAGCTATTGAGCTTCAAGAACTCAAGAATAGAGATATTCCCAGCTTCACTAACAATACGTGAAGTTAAGAGACTGAATTGCACAGGTGGCAATAAAAGCTTATCCGGGCAGACAGCAAAACCAGAGGCTAGCCATGCGTTATTTAAGATGAGGTTTACATCATCTAAAATTTCCTGAGGTGTAGCTAATTTCCAGTTTTTATTAACGTTTGTTGCCCCCACTTTTGATGAGTTTAAGAGCCCTTCAACTCCAAGAGTGTCATCGCCGATATAAACTTGCTCATCAATATCCATTTGATATTTGAGGTTCATACCTTTGTATTTTTGACTATCGACTGGACGACCAATAGCACGCGCAGATTCTAATTCTGGAATGGTATAGCCAATTTCCATACCCCATAAGCTGAGAGGCTGGGCAGTCTTGCCAATATCCAACGCAATGCCGGCAATAGCATCAGTATTTTTACCGATCCAAGATTTACCAGTCGGTGACGGGCCACCAGCTGCAGCAAAAGTTGAGTTAGTGAATGAAGATACTTCATCCGCAATTGATACATCTGAGCGCAAATAAATATCACGGCCCCATGTAATATTTGCTAATGGCTCATGTAGAGTTTGGTCTAAGCGTTCCAATTCACCTAAAAGAAATGCACCGGTACTATCAATCGTACGGGTATCAAAAGTATGCATTGTGCCTGTATCGCGTGTACGTGCACGGATCGGCTGCGCCATTGCTACGGCTTGAGCCATGGTCGAAGCTAAGAGTAATTTACGCATGTTTTCATTTTCTCCAGGCGTAAAAAAAGACGCCTATAGCGCCGTGATTTACGTCAAAAATAATTTAGATGTTGTAAGAGATTTCTACGTTGCCTTGTGCATCTGCATCGTGCATAAACATGGCATTTTTAAGCTCAATGGTGTTCGCACCATCAGCAATCGCTTCAATCCCGCCAATCGGCTTAAGCTCAGTTGCAGTAGCAACACGCACATAAACTTTACCAGCCGTTTTAGCTGTACCTGCATTGCATTTAACCGTCATGTATCCACGGCGCATAATGTCATGCACAATTCCAGATTGAGGAACAGCTGCACCAATACCGTTTAATGCCGATTGTGTAGGATAAGAGCGGACCACTAAGCCATAAACGTCGGTATCAGCTGCTTCAAGAGGTACAAAACCCAATGCTGTTAATTTGCCGAAAATACCGAAGGCCCCAAAACTACCTTTAGCAATATGAGCCTCAACTGTAGAGTGCGCTTTTCGTGAAATATCACCCGGAATGCCTGAAGGCATACGATATAAAAATGAATTACCCATTTATTAGTTTCCTTTGTTTTTCCAGTATTCGCGGTTAATTTTGTTCATTTCAGCAGGCGTAATTGGCGCACGGCCAAAATCGCGTGTAGAAATTCCAGAACGTACACCAGCGGCGTTGTTTTGTTGTTTGATGAGTTCAGATGCCCCGATAAATGCAGCATCGATCGTATAAGCTGCCATAGTGTCAAAATTAGGGTTAGCTCCAACAAATGGCGCTAAAACTTTCTGGCCATCTGCCGTAGCGTGAGCTTGTTTTAAGACGTTCCGCTTGGTGTTTAAAACGGCTGGGCCATTATTAGCGCTATCGAAAGTAGGCATTTTAAAGCCAGGCACTAAAACTTCGGCTCGTGATAAAACCTCTTGAAGTGAATCGCCTGTGTGATTTTGAATACCTTGTTCTGATAATTTTTGAGCCTGTTCAGCTTCCAAAACATCATCCTCGGTTTCTTTGCCTTTACCCTCACCTTCTTCATCATCTTCCGTTTCGGTGTCTGATTCAGAGTCTTTGGTTTTTTTCTTTTCCAAGTTTGATAGTCGCTTATCAATTGTTTGGACAGTTTTGAGAACTTTCAAGAGTTCACGATTGATAGCTGCATCAGTTGTTTTACCTTCGCCATCATCATTATCTTCATCTTCTGTTTCGGATTCCTCCTCATCAGTGCTCTTGGCTTTTTCTAAAGCCTCATCAATGGTACGTTTAGCTTTGCGCAAGCTTTCCAACCAGCCTTTACTTTGTTTAGGCATAAAACTATCTCCGATTTTACAACGCGACCCACAACGCCCCTTTTTAACAAGGGCAATGTGATTTCCAAAAATATTTGTTTGAATCCCTTTACCTACGCTAATCTCCGTGTAATCAGCGTCATACCCCAGAGAGATTTCAACCTTTCCCTTCATCACAGCATCAATCATGTCTTTGTCTGTAATGAGCAGATCCGCCACTAAACAATCAGAATCTTCATCCACACCACGCCGAACATCGTGAGCAGTGCCGTTTGTATATTCTTTCCAATTCTCTGGCGTTACCCAATCCTTAGGATGATCATCAGTAACTGATTTACCTTCAAAACTGGCGATCGTACGTGGATCAAATAGAACGTCTTCACCACGTTCAATAATGATTAGTCCTGAGCTATCGGCTGTAACTGGCACCTCTCCATCGCCATAAAGCAATTTACCAATTCGAGCTAACGGCACATCTCGACAAAGCAAATAACCTTCAGGGGTAGTTTCACGAGTCCGACCAAGTTGGCCAGTAGTGTAGAAATTGGATCTATCTACAGTGGCCTTTGATTTAGATTTCTTTTTAAACATGGATCACCTTTTTTCAGGCATTAAAAAACCACCCGAAGGTGGCCGATATACTCAAAATTTATTAAACAGGTTTTAACTCAATATTTATTCGAGCTTGATATTCAAAATTAGTGGCATCTTCATCTAAACACCACTCAACACCAACAACTTCGTATCTCTTTCGATTAAAGACGCATCTAGTACCGATCTGAGGCACCTGAGTCATTACCCGTCTTGCGAATTGTGGAACTTGATCAACTATAAAAAAATTGATTGCGAATTTCTCTGGATGTATGGTTTTGCTCATTCAATACACCTTAACCTATTTTAGGGAGCGGCTTTAGCTTGGTTATGTCATCAAACTTTCCTATTGGCTGCCATCCTAATGGATATCTCCAATCAACATAAATAAACCATTCCTCATCGACTTGCTTGTAGTAACGATAGCTATTTTGTTTCTTGGTTTCTTTATAATGAGTAGTGTCTTCAGGCGGTTTTCGATTTAAACAATAAATTATGGCTTTTTCCAAAGAATGGCCACCCACCTCATCTACCCAATCATCCCAATTTACAAGTAAGCCATTAGTGGAAATTTGGATGGTTCCATAATCATGTTTAATGGTGAATAAACCAATGATTATGCTTGATTCATCAAAAATTACATCTGTATTAATCACAATTTACCACCTTTTAGATCCTCAAAAACAGGATAACACTTTTAGGCTTTTTCATAACTTGGTTGATTTATATTTAGCTAAAAATCATCTGGAATGACTGGCTCGGGATAACATCGACAATTGGGCAAACACCCAGCATGACCTTTTAAATTATCCAAAGTTGGTGGATTATCCCAAGCAACAAATTTCCCATTCATGGCTTTATGACTTGGCCGGACATCACCATCTTCACTGGTGCGCCAGATATAGCCCTCGGATCCAAGATTCTCGGCTCTAGCTTGAGTAAATACACATGAAGCACGACTTACTTCCGTACGTGCAATTGTATTTGCCCTGGATCTAGACACATGGCCAGTGGCCATAATCAAGCCAGCAATCTCACTTGAACGGTTACCTTCAATTAGAGAGCGAGTAGACAGGTCATGAATACGCTGTGCTGCATCAAGTGGCAAAGACTTAATAAGCCTTACTTGATCATTTAAGAGTTGCTGATATACGGCGCCCGTATCGGTATTGCGGATTTGTTCACGTACGCCACGAGATAGATCCTTAGCATAGATGAGCCAAGTTTTCTCATCCCGTAATGCCACATCTGTAATGATCCGACCTGCTGCATTTTGTGCCCAGAACTGAAGCGTGTTTGCATACTCATTTAATGACGCAATCATTAGTGGGTAGTTTTTCGGATCGTTTACATCAAAGCCCTTAACAATCGTATCAACGTACCCCGCAATTTTTCTAAGCTGCTGGCTGTACCGTATCTCGGTCTTTCTCGCCAGGTGCGGTGATATCCGACTTATTTGGTTCTTCATCGTCATAACCTTCATTTGGCGGCGGTGGATCATCTTTAGCCTGAACAATTTCCTCGTCAGAAATGTGTGAGAAAATTCCCGTAGACTCGCTAGATTGGCGTAATTCTTTTAACGCCGTTTGACGTGAAATGATTCCAGACTCTTCAACCTTAGTAACTGCCTCGGCAACTTTGGCTGCAATGTCTGCCTTCTTCTCGTCATCAATCTGCCACAATGAAGCAAAATCAAATTTAAAAGAACTAGGTAGAGGCTTGCCTAGTTTTGACCGCGAAACAATTTCAAGCAACTTATGCAACGGCGTACGCATACGGCCTTCTTGTTGCTGGTTGATATTGTCGTAGTAGTTTGAAAGATCGGACTCACCAGTTGCATTAAAACCAGCTGGAGATTGACCAAATAAGCGAACTAACGGAATACCTAAAGCTCCGGCAATTTGCTGGCCAAACTGCATCAGAATATTATCAAGCCCAGAAAAACTATATTGATGGGCCTCATAAGTATCTTCAGCATCCATCAGTGTTAAGCCTTCGTTGGATTGCCATAAACGGATCTGATTGATTTGCTCAACTAAAGCGTCATACATCCGACCGCCCGCAGCGATAAGATTACGCAACCCCTTAACCTTGTAAGTGCGTAAATGCGCTTTATAGATGAGCTGACCAGCCCCTAAAGTCGCACTATCAAAAATTGTTAGTCGATCCTCTAAACGCTCAATAACAGATTGGCCCCATAGATTTTCCGCTATGGCCTGCCAGTAAGGAAGTTTAATCCCATCCATCCTGAAGACACGTGAATAATGAATTCGCTGATTACACAAGCCTACTGAGTCGGTAATGACGTCATAATATTTAGGCATCCCATAATCTGGACCATACTCAGTAACTAGATCTTGCAGATCAGGTAAAACCATCCAACGGTCTAAAACTAGCAACCCTTTGAATTGATCCTTTCCAATAGTGTTTACATTTAGTGGTGTAGAAACATTTTGACCATCAATTAACATTACCGCGATAGCCCCACCGTAAAGTCGGGACCAACGGATTGTTTCATTGATCTTGTCCCAAGCTTGTAATCGGTCTAGCTCCTGGTTAATTGCTTCTACATCTTCCGGATCTTCCATGCCACGGATATTGATTCCCTCACGGGTCATATCATCCGCAACCACATCTACAGCTTGGCCAACCACCCAGCTTGAGCGGTACATAGCCTCAAGTTTTAAACGATTTCGACTAGTAAAGTTAAAACCATAGGTAGATTGATCATGCTGATTTCCAGAACCCAAGCCAACGCGAGCGGCGAAATTCTGGAATGAGTCTTTTGTAAATTTAATTAAGCCCATAACTTTCTCTTTTACAGCTTGCCCCAAACGTTGAGCTCAGCAATTTGCGGGTTAAAACAAATCATGACGCTATCTGCCCGGTTAGGTGAGGCAGTACCATCAGGCTGTTTATTGACTAGGATTTTTCCAACACCATTTTTTGTGTATGTTGGTTGAGATAGCTCAGTGGTGAGCAATGCCAATTCCTTAGCATCGATATCTTCAGTTGATAGTGAAATGATCATGTCTGGATCATAATCACGCCCTTCGAGTGCTCTAAAAGTTTCCTGGAAGCGCAAACGTAATGACCACCAAGACTGAGCTTTGAGATTTGCGAAAAAGTCTTTATTCAGGCGCTTTTCAACCATTTCGCCCTCAGGATCATGAACTGAACCAGATCCTCGGAATGATTCAACATTAACCTCAGATAATCCCAACTCACGGCGCTTTTCATTAATTACTCTGGCATCACCACGGCACCCAGCTCCAAGACCATCGGCATCGTAAAACAAGGTATCTATGAATTGCTCAATGCAAAGATCCATAGCTTTTTGAGTAGTTCCGAAAATGTCATCGCCTTTACCTGACCAAGTGGCCAAATATTTCATGACAACACCGTGGCGGCCTGTAAATGAGTTTTTATCCTTACCTTCATCGGCAACATCCAAACCACCAATACGATCGCCTGTAGGCTCAATATTCAGCTTTTTATGTGCATCGATTGCAGCTTGAACCCAAGCTGAAGGAATCAAGACACCTTCCACCGAAGCGGCGTAGTTAATATCGACCTCTTGGGCAAGTACCACATCATCAAGCGTGGCCAACTGCTTTTCATACCACGGATGAATCTCTTTGCCGTTGTATGTAACGGTCCAGTTCTTATCTGGGTTAGCTCGCCATGGCATAGTAAAAACGGCGTAACGACCGCTAAAACGATCTTGATGGAATCGATCACCGATACCGTTAGGAGTAGATCCTTTGATATGAACGTTTGTATTTTGCGAGATAGCAGCATCAACAGCTTCTTGCCGTTCTACGAATGCCCATTCGTCCAAAAAGTACATTGTGGTACGTCCACCACGGCCAATATTGTCACCAGCTTCACCCGTGATAGTTGCGCCGTTATCCGGGTTAATGATTCGCATGTAGTTATCATGCACTTTCTCGACAAAACCCTTTGGTTTCATCCAGTCAGGCATTTTGCTGAACATATCGCGGAATTTGTGTAATAGTGTTTTAGGGTCGCCCTTCTTATCTACTAACTCTTCCTTACGGCTACCAACTCCACCTGCAAAGCCTTCAACGAATAACCAACGATGGAGATAAAAGCCAAGCACAACGTAGCTCATCCCTTCATCACGAGATTTCTCAATTAAACCGTGTGTCTGAGTGTTTTCACGCTCAAGTAACCAATTTACGAGCTCAACCTGCTTAGGACGCAAAACAAAAGGAATATTGGCAGGTAATCCAAATGACATACCACGTGGATCGTATGTCCAGATCCAATGATTAAACCAGTGAATAGGATCATTTCTACACTTTTCTAATTCAGCTTGTTTGCTCTTTTCGTTCTGTTCAATCACAGCCTTGTAGTAATAACGCCGTGTCATCTCAGAGACAACATCAGGCAATCGTACGTTAATAGTCCACTCTTTAATTAACGGCGCTATCTCTTCCAGTGCATAAGTCATAACTTTCCATTAATCACTAAGCGCGAAAGCTCAGCCGGACTGAGTTTTGCTAGTTCATCAGGTGTCAGTGCCGGCGGTGGTGGAATCTGAGTATTTTCTGTTTTTATTGCCCCACCACCAGCTCCAGTAATTTCGACCCGCTTCTCGTAAAAACCTTTCATGATCTTTTGCATTTGGTCCACGATCTTAATTGTCATGGTCACGTTATTTTTTTTGACAAAAAGTAGATCACTCAAAATCTTTAACTGAACAATGTCATTAGCACCACTAATGTTGTGAATCGGCTGTTTGAGATATTCCTTTCTCGTTGCCTCAAAAACTTCCTTAAACTCTTTCCTTAAGTCACGCCCGGCAACCTTGGTCGGGTCGTATGCTTCCACTTGCTGCGGTGACACTACAATGTTGAAAGTTTCCTTGATGGCCTTAACAACTTCTGTGGGTGTCATGAATTGCGCAAGTGACCGAACTATAAAGAGTTGCTCGGCTTTTTTAAGCTTCGCCATAATTCAAAATCCATCAAGGCTCATCAAGGAAACAAGGCAAAAAAAATGAGCCGGATGGCTCAATTGATCACACAGTTCCCACAACACGCAGACACATTAAAATCAGATACAAACGGCGCATTCTTTGAGATTTCGACTAAGCGCTTGACACTCTCGTTTGCACCCCAACGTTTGACCACGCCATAGAACTCTTCAACGTCATGACCCGCTAAGTAATGCTTTGGTAAGCCAGTATTGTCGCTGTACATGATTTCGTCGTCTTGATCACGTTCTACGCCAATGTGGTAAAGCTCATGCTCGATCAAGGCACAGAAGTCATGATCTGAAGCTTGCTCACAGAATGAGGCATCGATGGTAATTAGATAAACAGGCACACAACCAAACCAGTCTCGCATCTGCTGTTCCTGCCGGGCTTTCTTCCATCCACCTTGGTTAAACATCACTTTTTCACATTGACCGAGTACCATGCGTTTCTTTGACTGGCATGCAGATGATGCCCAAGCAAAAGCTAAGAAGGTTTCATCGTCGTGTAGTAGCTCAGAGATATGGTCATGATCTGGATTGTGGAGCTGACCACCAATGGTTAGAAAGTTTTTAATCACCCATTCTTTTAATTCCACGGCGGGCGCAAGGCGAATTGCTTCTTCTTCCTCAGCCTGATCAATGAGATCCGTCGGTGGGAATGGTCTGATTTGTTCCATCTTCTATTCTCTCTAACTGCGACTTAATCCAACGAATCACACTACCCGACTCAATTGCATGTGGCTCAAAACGTTGAATCTTGTAACCCATATCTTCAGCCAAATCATATTTATTAAATGCATTCGCTATCTTTCGTCCACCACGCCCGACAGCCCAAGGACTACCCGCTATTTCAATCAGAAGTCGCAACTTCACAATATAAAAATCAAATCGCCAGTTTTTGGTGGATTCAAATTGAAATTTGCGCTCAGAGCCAATCAGGTGTTCTTCTAATTCTTGGAATAGGGCTTCTTCAGCTTCTAGGTATTTTTCTTTTGCCTTTGGTAAAGGTTTAGAGCGTGGTTTGGTTTTAGGTGGGCGCTTTTTGGTTTTCCAGAAGTAGTCGTCTGCATTCATATATTGCGCCCATTAAAAAACCACCCGAAGGTGGTTTAGTTTAAAACAACATCGACATTTGCCCAAACTCATAAATCGTTAATGCAAGGACAAAGGCCGAAACCGAGATTATAAGCACATCTTGTGAAGCCATACTTTTCTACCTTTATTGTTCTTTTTTTATACTCTCACAATTAAAATAATTATCAACACTAAAAGAATACATTTCTCACAATTTACAGTGATAGATATGTAAGAAATTATACAAGAGCCGTTTATTTGTTAATTATTCGTACAGGCTTGTTCTTAAATTCTTAACCCGCTGTTTCAACTTAATCATGATGCCATCTATCGCCAGCATCTCATCCCGAGTCAAACCCGAACGGCTTAAGTTTTGGTACTTAGACAGCTCAGCACTACAAAATTCTAAGTCTTTTTTCGCTTGTACTTTGTCTGTCATAGCATCCACCCAATAAGAAAAGAAAAACCCCGCCAATAATGCATATTGAGCGGGGTTTTATGTGCCGTAATCCGTTCGGCAAATGACTAAGGAAACGTAGCGAAAGGCCTTATATTTCTTTCAAACAATCACGGCATTCTTTGACTTCACCGTCAATCTCAGTTGCACCATGAAGTCCAAATAAACAAATTAACAATTGAAGCATTTCGTTCTCCTACAATCATATATTTATTACAAAACCCAACACTAACTAAATTGTTTAGAAGCCATGCAGAGCAGCTTTTTGAACAATTTTATCGAAGTTTGAGTGTGAAGCGTGTTTGCTAGCAATGCGCTTTGATCTATAGCAGCAACTTGCCATAACACCAATACCTAATAAAGTTAGTAGCTTCATCTTTAATTCCATCCATGTAGAATATTTAATTAAAAATATCACCCGAAATTGTATCTATCCAATCTCATTTTGATGAATTATTGTTCACTATGTAACTTAATAAGGATGTGGTGATCTGCCACACCCCTGCCTATAGTTCGATATTAATCAGCTCGGCAACTGATCTACCGCTACTCACAATCACATTAACCTTACATGCACGGTCAACTTCACTTGCTTTCATTCTCTTTAAGGTCGGGTTGCCAAGCCCTAGCTAAAATTGCCTAAAACATCTAGGCGTTTACACAAGGCATGTTCTGTAAGTCGGCACACTCACAGGATATGGTTGCCAAATTTCGGCAACAAAAAAGCCCAATCATTTGACCGAGCTTTGATGTAATTAAATATCTGGATGGCGGCATTAAAATTTAAACCACTACGAATAAAGTTAAGCCGCCATTGGGTGCCTTGATATTGCTTTCACGGAACATTTCTCAAGGCAACAAAAAGCCCATCGTTTGATGAGCTTTTAAAGCTTGGTCTCGGATAAACCGTAATACGACCAGTATATAAAAACATTACCTTAAATCCGTTTAGCTGTCAATTGTTTAGCTTTTTTCGGTATTGCCCTACATAGAAATCGATTTCATCTTCCATGTCTTTCAAAATAATATCTACCATCGCACCAAGGTAAGCATAGTTTTTGCTGTATGTGTCAGCTTTGATCTCATCAATCCCGCAGAACTTCAATTGTCCCTGCAAAGTACGATCTTCTTTGATCACTGGACGCATCTTAAAAAATACCTGCATTCGAGCCACCTTCATGCAGAACAGCTTCAAATCAAAGTGATGTCGCTGGCGCTCTTTGCTTGCCGCTTCATATAAGATTTCACCAATATGCTCCACAAGTGTCTTGAATGCCTGTGTCGTGTCTCTTGAATCACCCCAAACTAATATCTCACAATATGCCTTAGTTGCTTCATCTTCAATTGAAGCAATAGCCCCGCAACGCTCTTCCCAAGTAGGCGCCTTCTCTCCTGTCGATGCAGTAGACGTTTCATAGCTTGCCGTTTTAGCTCTCATTTGCTGACCAACCCATTCAAGATTTGATAATTTTTCCGTTACTACTGCATTCATCTCTTTCCCCTTACTTGCCGTATTTCTTGATGTGATTTCTGACTTTTTCTCTGTTGACTTCTCCGCTCGCTATCTGTTCATACATTTTTCTGGTCTGCCAAATGACATAAATAATGAGAAGGGGAGAAAATAAAATTCTCAGGATGATTAGAAGCAGCTTTAAAGAAGCTTCTGCATAGTCCTTGAGGTCACACCAATGATCTTCAAACCATCCCTTTAGAAAGAATCCTTGCCATTGGAGTGTGAGCTTTAATGCATCTACATCTACCTTTGATTTCATACCGCCACCCTTAATCGTCTAATTCTGCTTTGTTTATAAGTATTGAGTACATGTCTTTTGAATAGTTTGAGATTGGGAACTTCTTGCCTATTAGCTCTGCAAACTCATCATCAATTTTTCGAACAAGATCCATATATTGAATCTGCTTTTCATCAGTCTCACCTGTAGGCCATTCAGGTGTCTTAGCTTGGTACTCCTCTGCCCATGCTTTGACTTGTTCAGCTTTATCTTCATATCGAGTGCGAAAGAAAGCATGAAAACCTTCTTCGTATTGTTCGTATGTCCCAACTTCGTAAAAGACCATCACGCCACCTTCATCCGTTTCATTGCTTCTTCAATCCAATTGAGCACCAAGCCTGCTTGCACTTGCTTTGTAGTGCCACGAATTACAGTCCATCCATGAATAGCTGCAACTGAGTATTTCTCGCAGTCTGCTGTGTAGCCTTCACCTCGTGTGTGACGGCCATTACTGAATGCACCGCCTTCCACTTCAACTAGGATTGGATAACCTTCAATTCGAAAGTCTGCCTTCCATCTACGCTCAGGGTGAAATCTAAACTCCTGCTCATAAGCGATATTCATCACATCTAGCTGACGGCAAAGCATTGCTTCGCCTTTGCTAACACCTTGTCTATGCTTTAATGGCACGCAAGAACGCGCCACTGGTTTTGATCTAATTCTTTGAGCCTCTTTGAATGTGGTCATTGGTCACCTGCCTCAAGAACATCAGTTCTTTCACGCGCTAGATATAGGTCAACTTCTTCAAGCAAGGTTTCATAGCGTCTTTTCGCTTCACTACCCAATACAGAAGCTTCCTTCTGAATTTCCCATGCTTTGTCATAGTCCTTTTTAGTGTGCACTGGCTCATCAGGGTCCTGCACAAAACAATCCCGAAACTCTTCAAAGCGATTGATAGATTCTCTATGGATTTGAATCCAATGAATAAACATCATTCCGATTTTGGCTAATTCTTCGTTAATCACTGTCCTTCCCCCTTGAGCGCTTGCTCTAACACCTTCACACCGCACACAATTACTTCTTCAAAAGTGGCAGTTGGATATTTCATTTCCTCAAGTACTTCTTCCATTGTTTGAGTTAAAGCATCCACCCGCTTTTGCAGCTTCAGCATGTTTATGCCTTGTTGGATGTATAAGGTTTGCAGCTCGTCACGCTCTTGCTTGATCTTTTTAAAGTGAACTTCATGACCAATCACTTCACCGTGATGAGATGCTTTAAGCTCCTCCACTTTCGCTTGCTGGTGCTGGAAAGACTTCCACGCAGATTGCGTCTCTAAAGCTCGATAAATGCCATCTTCGCTTTTATCCAAGGGCAACACATACCAACGCGCAAACTCTTCAAATTGCTCTTGTAATGCTTTCTTATCCATCACACATCCTCCACTTTGCAATTAGGCGAAATGTGGTTTTCTGGTTTGTCTAGGGTTTCTAATTCCCTCAGATTCGAGGGTTTATCAATGCGGTGACCTGCTGCGATTTCTTCTGGTGTGGCAAATTCAATCTCTCCTTTAGTTGTATGAAGGCGCCAGCTTTCCCCATTCTTTATGAAATTACACTTGATAAGATCCTTATCAATACTGCTTATTTGGTAGATAGACTCGGTTATTTTGTCTGTGCGTTTAACCCAATCCCCGACTTTAAACTCACTCATGGCTGGCTCCTTTACTGCATTCAATACACGTTCAACTGTGCGCTTAGCTGCTGCCTCTGCTTCAGCCTTTATCTTTTTACTTCGTTGCCATTGTTTAAGATTCATCCCCGCCTCCGTATATTGATTCTCGATAGTCATTTATGGCTATTTCCAGAGCAGCACGTGAAACAATCAGTCCAGTTTTAGGGCATTTGACAGAATCACATTTATTAAGCTTCATTCCAGTCATGTAAAATTTGCACTTACCATAGCCGCCCAACTTTTCAACCAAATCCAAAGACTCCACCAGACGCTTGAGGTCGGAAAGCATCACATCCCTACTAAACCAAACCCCTCTTGTGTATTGGTTAATAACATCGTTGTATCCTTTGTGACCATCAGGCGACCCCTCAACAACATCTCTCGCCTTCTCCACCCCGAACTCACGAATAAACTGTTCTGGTTTCATACCGACTCCTTGTAACGTTTAGTCATGGCTTCCTGCTTAAGCTGGTCTAGCATTTTCAGCTTTCTTAATTTCTCATAGAGGTTCGCTGCTGCTCTTGTTTCTTTATTGAGAGTGCCGAGGTTGTACGCTCTACGCAGCTTCATCATTGAGGTGTAATCTACAAATTCGATCATGCTTTCAGCTCCCCTTTAACATTCAGCAAGTCCTTTGCAAATTGAGTTGCCTTGTAAGTTGCGTATGAGTCCTTTTCCAAGTAGCCGCTTTTAATTAATTCCTGCACATAGCATTGGATAGTGTTGTTAGGTGCATCTAGCACATAGTCATGCAAATCCTTCATCGTGAAAGGTTGTGTTGCATGTGTAGCGAATAGCAAAATGTCAAAAATGTTTTGGAATGCTTTAACTCGTTTTATTGCTTTCACGCTACACCTCTCTCTTCTTCTCGAATAGTCACAAAACGGCAGATATCTAAGCGGTCCATAACTCGAACCACGCCTTTCTTGCCATGACGATTTTTAGCAACGATTAATTCTGTAATACCGCTTGGTAACTCATCTTCTGGATTAAGGATTGGATGCGCTAATATGATTTGATCTGCGTCTTGCTCGATCTGGCCTGATTCTCGTAGATCAGATGCTTTTGGACGCTTGCCCTTCTCAGACTCACGATTAAGCTGCGCTAATGCAACAACAGGACAATTAAATTCCTTAGCCAATGCTTTCAAATCACGGCTTATTGAGCTCACTTCATTGAACCGCTCTTTCTTACTTGGATCGCGAACCAACTGAAGGTAATCAATTACGATACAGCCAAGTTTCTTGTACTTACGTTTCGCTTTACGAGCCCAAGAATGTATTTCTGCAATTGTCGGCTTTTGCTTATCTTCGGTATGAATTGGCAACGCGCTGAAACGTCTTTGAGCATCTGCAAATTGAGCCAACATCCCATCAAACAATTCAGCGTTATGAATGTTGTCATAAGGTATTTGAGTTAAAGCTGAGATACAGCGGTTTGTGAATGTCTCTACATCCATTTCGGCAGATACAACCAATACAGGCTCGTTGTATCGCACTGCTGTCTGAATAACTAACATTTGAGCTAGAGTTGATTTACCTGAACCAGGACGACCACCCACGATGCAGAAGTGTCCTTTTTGAATTAATCCAACCAGGTTATCGAGGTGAGTTAAGTTAAACTTTACTCCTGTGTACTGCTTGTTAGCTTTAGCCTCAGCCTTTTGGATTAAACGATCTGTAGCACGATTCAAAGCCTCTTCAAATGTGAAGCTAGTCTTCTCAACATCATTCGAAGTTTTCTTCCCGTCCAGGATGCTTTCTGCTGCAATGTGAACGTCAGGGATTGTTAAGTCTTTAGCAATCTCAGCAATGCTTTGACCAATATGCTCAACTTCACGGTGTGCCTTGAACTTGTTTAGTTCTGCAACATAAGACTCCAGGTTGTAAAAGCTTGAAGGCGCTTCGCTGCTCATTTGAAGTAAGTATTCAGAACCACCCATCAAATGAATTACGTTTTTTTGTTTAAGCTGCTGCTCAACCATAACGAAGTCATAAGGTTTGTTTTCGTTAGCAAGGTCAGCAATAGCCTGGAAGATTTGCTTATGGCGCTCTGGAAAGAAACACTCAACATCAAGATCGTTACTTACAACATCAAATGATTTGTCTACAGTCATCAATGCTGTAAGAACTGCTTGTTCCATAGGGATGTTATGAATATTCGACATTACCAATCCCCCATATCTGCTTTGAGTTCAGAAGGATTGATGTTTTGTGCAATACCACTTGCTTGTTGGAATAAACGCTCTACGAGCTTGTAGTCACGTTTTACCCACTTCACGAAATTTGAATACATCTGAGTGCTTGTTACTGCACCAGTGATGATTTTGTTTTCGTAGTGTGGGTTGATTTCAAGAAGTAATTCTTCAACTTGAGCTTGATTGATTTTTGGTAAACCTGATCTTTGCATCCAAGAATTCAATTGTTGTAAATCTGGTTTCCAGATATTCAGAACTTCATCAACTGGATTTTCTTGTGCGCTCTCCTCTCTATAAATATTTTTATATAATTCTATTGTGTCTTTAGTTTCTAAAGTGCTGGCGCTTTCGTTAGTAAAGTGCTCGCGCTTTACTTTCTGTAGTGCTTTACTTTCTAAAGTGGTATTGCAGTTTTTAAAGTGCTCGACTAATGACACCTCATTAATTCTGTATTCATTACCCTTTCTTGAATCAGAACTAACAACAGTTACAACGCCTAAATCGGTTAATTCTTTTAGGCCTTTACGAACTGTAGTAGTGCTTAGTTTTTTAGAACCTTCAAGCTTGCCGCCCTGCAATTGAGAGTAACTTACAAAATCAGTAGTTTTGTCTTTAAAACCATTGATGCGGTCTTCCAGTTCAGCATACACATTACGTGCTGCATCACTAAGAAATGGACGCACATCACTACGATAAAGACGACTAGACATCACATAGCCCTTTTCGAACTTGTCTGTCATCTTGTCCCTACCTTTTGAAATTGGAATAATTTCAGCCTGCTTCAATGCACCCATCAAACACCTCTCAATACAAATGCAGCTAAATCAGCTTTCGCTTTAGCCAATGCTATAGAGTTTTCGAGAGTTCGATTAAGCACATAAGCCTCAACCGCTTTTTGAAACAAACTAATCTTCCGATTTAGTTCAATGTCTGCTAATATTGAATAGTTCATTTAATCCACCTTGTTTGAACACTAAGCCTGATCCACGAAATCAGGCTTTTTCTTTGTAACCAAGCTCAAAACACATTCCGAAATCTTCAATGTCATCTTGAAAAAGATCGTCAATTGTTTGTTTGCTTTCCATCCACGCTTTTGACATCACAAAAAGCGCATTTAGTTTTTCCTCGCTAATCATTCGATATTTCTTGAGTACAGTTTTGAATCCAAGAACATCCAATAGCACTAAACAGTTCTCAAGCTCAGTCAAGCCATTGGATTTTCTATCATTTTTCATTCGTGATAATGTGCTTGGATCAATCCCCAACTGTTCAGCAACCTGACTTTGATTGCTTGATGCAAGGGCTTGCAAAACTCTAGAAACTTCATTTCTAGCCCTTGCACTCAATTCGGTTGATACTTTGCTCATGGTTTAGTTCCTAAGCGGTTAATTGTTCTGAACAATATTCCTTCCATAAATTTTCTAGTTTTCTTCCTAGATCATATGAAAGGCGTTTCCCACATAACCCGCGCTCTAAATCACTAACGTAATTCTGTGAGCACCCGATTTCTGCGGCTATAAATGTCTGAGTAAGACCCTTTTCCCTTAACTCAGAGATCATCTTCTGCCATTGATTCATGGGCGGTCTCCGATAATTTTTATTAAATATATAGGTTTTCCGATATTTATTCAATAGCCAAACCGATTGAAATATGTATCAGAATTCCGATAGAAGTAACAATGGACAAATTTATGGCTACTTTGGGCGAAAACTTAAAAGCAATTCGCAAAGCTAAGAAAATGACTCAAAAAGAACTGGCTATGAAGTCAGGTGTTAAACAATCTGTAATTTCTGATCTCGAAACAGGGAATGCCAAATCGACAGGCTCTATACTTGAGTTGGCTACCGCACTTGGTGTTACCGCAGAAGAGTTAAAAAAAGGCATTGTCAGTAAGTTTGATAATAACGTTGAGCCTATAACTAAAAAGCTAATTCCCGTTCTTTCTTGGGTGCAGGCAGGAACAATGACATCAGTAGAAGCTATCGATCCTAATAAAATAAATGAATGGTTGCCACCCCTTAGTGCAGATGATCCAGATGGATGTTTTTATTTAAGAGTTGTTGGCGTAAGTAATTCCCCAAAATATGAAGAAGGTGACTATATTTTAGTTAATCCAAACTATCAGGTTTGTGATTTACTTCCTGATGATCTAATTGTTGTTCGAAATAATACAGATGCAACCTTTAAAAAGCTTGTAATTGAAAGCGATCAGCGCAAATACCTGCAAGCCCTAAATCCTAACTTTCACCCGAATATTATTGAATTTGAAGACGGTATGGAACTGGTAGGCTTGGTTATTGATGCGTTTAGGCCCCTAGGTGGATCACGCCCAAAGCGTGTTAGAAAAAGTTAAATTAAGGTTTTAGGTGATACATGGACAACTCTAAACTACCAATCAACCAGATTATTGCTCGCATCAATGATGCTGCGAAACATGGTGAAGCTTTGGTGCTAACAGCCGAAGAAGTAAAGATTCTTTCTAAAGATATTGGCGACAAAGTCTTTATTCCTGTGCTTACTAATGAGCAGGTTGTGCAGTTGGTAAAAGAAGGAAAGCTTGGACAACGGATTGATAATACAAAAAAGTAAAATCGTATGAGTAAGAAGGGTAGACAGCAACACCCTAAAGCAAATTAAACCGCGGCTCGACACGATTCTATAGAAATTAATGAAGGGTTAAATTTAATCCACAAAAGTGCAACTAAATTTTAGTTGCAATATTTTTTAAATACAAGGAAAATAATGTGACCAAAGCAGAGAAATTATTAGAACGATTTTTCACTAATCCTCCCCCTAAAAATTTTAAGTGGAATGATTTCGTTACAATGATGGAACGCTTAGGCTTTACTCTAGTATTTAATGGAAGAGGTAGCTCCCATTGCATATTCTACAAAGATAATCCAAAAATCGTACTTAACTTCTTAAAACCTCATCCAAATGATGAGTTAAAAGTTATTTATGTGAAGAAGGCAAGAGAGTTCCTTAGAGAGCATGGCATTGGAGTATAAAATGAAAGAAACTTTTAAATATAAGGGCTTTGAAGGCTCAATGGAGTTCAGTTCAGAAGATGAATGCTTAGTAGGCGAGGTCTTATTTATACGTTCTAAAATCATCTATATCGGTGAAACTTATAGTGAGTTAAAAAAATCTTTTGAAGAGGCTGTTGATGCTTATATTCTCCATTGTGAAGCAAACAATATTAAGCCAGAGAAACCATGTAGTGGAACCTTTAATGTGAGAGTTGGCACTCATCTTCATCAAGCGGCTATTAAGCTTGCATATCAAAATAACATCTCGCTTAATGAAGTGGTGATACGAGCCTTAGAGCATTTTCTAGCAACTGAACACTCAGAAAGTAGCAATTTCACAGTTAATTTAAAAAATAGCCCAGTCAATATTATGAATATCTCTCAAAGAAATATTGTTTTACCTAAAAAACGTAATTCAGAATATTTTAATTAATTTTTAAAGCTATAAGGATGATCAATGAGTAATTCTAGAGATAAAAAAACGAATCTAGCATTAAGTATATTGTGTGACTCAATAGATGGTTCTGAAGACAATATTGAGTTTCCAATCACACTAGTTGTTGGTGGGCAACTTATAACTGGACTAATTATTAGTGAAAAAAATTTTTATAATTTAGAATCAAATCAGGCCCTTAAGCCGATTTATGAATTGATTTATAAAGAAAAATCTGAATATTTTAATACGAATGGTTCTTTTAAAAATGAAGATATAACTGATGAAGAAATTGATAAAATTCCAGATACTCTTTGGCAAAGATTTTTGTATTTAAAAGATGCAAGATATATGACTGGGAATACATTTGTTCCCAGTGAAAATAATCAAGGGTCTGCAATACAAGTTAGGGTATCAGATATTGTTGCTTTTAACTTTGGAACATTTACTACCGCGAAAAACGATGATGATGCTTAATATTTAATTTGCCCACTCTAATTGTTATTGCAGTGTTTAGTTTAATAAATGATTCCGGAGCGACTGGCGTAATTTGAATATTTACTTTTGACATAGTTATACCTCCAACCCACCCTGTGTGGGTTTTCTTTTGTCTATTAAAACACAAAAAATCGGAATTTCTATAAAAATATCGGATTCCCTATTGACTAATAATATCGGAAATGCGATATTTATCTCATCGACAAACAAAAACCGCCATAGGGGTCAGAGTCTAGGCGGTTTGCATCTAATGCGGAGATAAGTATGAATCAAAGAATTGAAAAGTACAAGTTTAGCCAAGCCACTGTTGATAGCTTCAAAGGCTTCCTAGGTGGCTCAGTGCTATCTATGGTCATCGGTGTTTTTATCGTAGTCCCTTTCCTTCGCGGTTGCGCAGAAGAACAAGCAGCAAACGAACTCAAAGCAAAACAGAACATGTATGTACGCGTGCAGGTGGAAGGAGCTAACTAATGAATATGTTAGCCAATATCTCGTTTGATGCTGCTGTATTCACAAGCCTTGAAGCTACAAACGTGGAAGTGATTAACGATGAGATTTACTTCTCTCTTATCTGTCCAGGCAAAGAACATATCTATGTTGTTGGCAAATGCAGCGGTATAGAGAAAGAAAGCTCTTTTGAGTGGGATGAAGGTAATCCTCAGTATGCTCAAGACGTATCTTTCACAATGCTTCAAGTGACTGAATTTAGCCGTCCACATGTAGAAGACTATGAATTCGTAGACGCTATAGATGGTCAACCATTCGCCCTAACTTCATCTCAGATTCAAGCAATCAATGAAGAGTTAGAAGAACTGGCAAGAGAAGAGAAAATAAATGAGTTGAGAGGTGGGTGATGGAGACTAAATACGATTGGTCAACCATTCCAGTAGAAGCCAATTGGGCTGCAACTGATGCAAATGGGTTGACTTGTTGCTACACCACTAAACCTTTTATGTGGGGCAATGAGTGGTTAGTTAAGGAACTTGATGAAGTTGTTCTTTGTTATAGATCTGAGCCTAGAGAAGACTGGCAAGACTCACTCGAACAACGCCCAGTAGAAAAGAATTAGGAGAAGATTATGAATGCGCCAGTGCAACACTCAGGACAAAACCCTTTTGCAGTAGCTGCTCCTACAACTCAAGCAATGTCTACAGTTCAGTCTGATAGTCAACGTGCAATTGCAGAGGTTCAAGCTGCTTTAGTTATTGCTAAGCAGTTCCCACGTAACCCAATTGAAGCTTATGACCGGATTATGAACGCTTGCCAGCGTCCCGGTTTAGCTCAATCGGCTGTTTATTCTTATGCTCGTGGTGGTAGTTCGGTAACTGGCCCATCAATTCGACTTGCAGAAATGCTTGCTCAGAATTGGGGGAATATTCAGTACGGTATCCGTGAATTGTCTTCTGAAAATGGCGAATCTACGGTTGAAGCATTTGCTTGGGATGTTGAAACAAATACCCGTCAAACAAAGGTTTTTCAGGTCCCACATATTCGTTATACACGCAATGGATCTAAAAAATTAACAGATCCACGCGATATTTATGAATTGGTTGCAAATAATGGCGCTCGTCGTCTACGTGCATGCATCTTAGGTGTAATACCCGGTGATGTAATTGATGATGCAGTTAATCAGTGCGAAAAGACAATCCATGCAAGTGCTGATACTTCACCAGAAGCTGTACAAAAACTTGTTGTTGCCTTTGAGCAATTTAACGTCACCAAGAAAGACATTGAAGATTACATTCAGCGTCGTCTTGATGCTATTACAGCAGCCAATATCGTTGCGCTTCGCAAGATTTTCACTAGCTTACGTGATGGAATGAGCTCACCTAAAGACTGGTTTAAAAATGTCACTGTAAAGGAAGTTGGAGAAGTTCAGGAAGTTAAACCAACTGTACCAGACAACGAGTTCCCGGTTCTCTTAGAGCAGATCAAAGCCGATGCAGTTACTAAAGAGTATGTATTAGAAGGCTATGCACTTACTAATGCACAAATAGCTGAGGTAAATGCACTATGAAGCTATTCCGATGCTCAAGCCTAAATAAGCTTATAGGCGACTCTAAAACTAAAGGCTCAGTTCTTAGCGATACAGCTAAGACTGAGATCAGAACAATCGTTAAGGAGGACTTGACCACGTTCAAGTCTTTCAAAGGCAACCAGTACACAGCTAAAGGCAATGCACTTGAAGAAATTGCAATCAGCCTGTCTGGTAAGGTTCGTTTCCGTCAGTATGTGAAGCATGAAGGTCGTTTGGAAAATGAGTTCATCACTGGTGAATGCGACATTCTTGATCTGAACAACAAGTTGATCCTCGACACTAAATGCACTTGGGATATTGGTACTCACCCATTCTTTCAAGATGAAGCAGAAGAAAAGGCAAAGAAGGCGGGCTATGACTGGCAGATGCAAGGCTACATGTGGCTTTACGACTGTGAGCAAGCAATGGTTGATTTCTGGTTACTTCCTTGCCCTATCGAGCTTACAAATGATTGGGATGATCGAGAGCAGCTAATTGATTTAGTTGAGCGTATCGATCTTCGAGAACGTTTAACAACTGTCACCTACAAACGTGACGAAGCAATGATCCAGAAGATCAAAGACAAAATTCCACACGCTCAAGAGTACTACGCAAAGTTATATCAAGAGCGCATTAAAGCAAAGGTGGCAGCATGACAGATCAAGAATACAGAGGGAATATGAACTACCCTTTTCAAGATCATATCGTTTTGAATGTCGAAGAAAATGTTGTTCCTTTTCCAAGAACAAATCTGCGTAAGTGTCAGCATGCACAAGTAGCGATTGACACTAAAGCTTTAGAACTTACATGCATGAAGTGCGGAGCAAAAGTAAATCCTGTGATGTGGATCAAAGACACTATGAAATATTGGTCCCGACAACAAACAAAGATTACAGAGCAGAAAAAGCAGATTAGTGAAGACCTTGAGGAGCTAAAGAAAAGAGCCCGAACCAAGTGTCAGCACTGCAACAAGATGACTGCTATTAACTTAAAGAATTTCAAATTTACAGTAATTGGGTGATGATATGACAGATTTGAATAAGTTAAGAAGTGAGTTTGAGGTTCAACACAGTGACAAGGTTTTCAAGATAGTGAAGTTTGATGAAGCAACCAATGCATATTGCTTACATGATCATTTGCCACTAACTGAAATTAACCTATCTGCCCTAGCCGAAATTAATTATGGATGGGATTTGTGGCAAAAAGCCAAAGCTCAGGCGGTGCCAGAGGGTTATGTACTAATGCCTAAGGTTCCATCGGAAAAGATGTTCCAAGCATACGAACGATATTCAGTCGCGCCGATGTCGACGCTAAGTAAAACTGGATATAAGGCAATGGTTGAAGCAGCAGGTGATCAAAATGAAAACTCTTAAAATTACTTGGCTTGATGCCTGCTCTAATTGTGGTTTTGGCGACTATGCAGAAGTAACAACTGAACGTGGCATTGGGTGCTACTTGTGGGATGGGGACAAGGTTCAGTGTCCTAATTGCAATCACAAGGGTGAAATAGAATGTGATTCAGGGGTTGCCTTTGTCAATTGGGATGAAGTTGAAGAAGCAAGCGAATCGGGAGCTGAGGGATGAAATATCAAATACAACCAACACAAGTACCAGATGATTTAAATAGCTGCTGGTTCCACCCTGATATAGAGAAGCACGACACTATTGGAGAGCATGCTGAGTTTTATACAAAAGAACAATGGGCTCAGCTACAAATTAATCTTGGTGTAGAAATTCTTGTTGAGCGTTTGGAATATTGGGATATTCCAGAAATTCCTGAAGACGACTGTGCAGATTGGTCAAACTGGAAACCACAAACACCTATAAAAGATGCCTTTCTTATTGCCGGTTTTGATACAGAAGATGGGCCTTGTTTGTGGTGGGCAAAGCCTAAAGCGGAAAGTAAGGAGGGGTGATGGGAGTTGCAATTGATTTAACAAACACTGAACGTAGAGTTTCAACTGCTGAATTTGCCCTTCGCATGAATTTTTCAGAAAAAGAACTTTACGAACGTATTAAGGATGGAAGAATTAAGCCACCTGTAAAGGATGGACGTAAAAACTTCTGGTTAAATAGTTATGTTCTTAGTTGCATTCGACAAGGTGCAGATGAAAATGAAATTCAGGAACTGAGAGCATGAAATCAGTAAAGAAAAAGGTCGCATTAAGCGACCTTTTCTTATGTGGCTAAATCAAATGTGAGTAATACTGTGAGTAACCAATCATTAAATTAATAATTAAATACCATATTACAAACACTTAACTTAAAATTGAGCGGTTTACATCATGCCTAACATTATTCTTACCTTTTATGAGCTAGAATGAAGAAAACATTTAAGTTAATGTCATTTCATGTTTTCTATACTGAACTAGT